AATATTAAAAGCAAATGGAATTGTCTTTTCCTGAGCTATAAAAAAGAAGCTCCATGTTAATTCCTTGCCTTCAATGGCATCCAAAATGTCAGAATAAAGAGCCGCCTGAATATGATAATCTAAATCGGCTGCATGACGAGGAAAATCATTAACTGAAGCTCCGGCAGTTGATTTGAGGTCAGATATGATTCGCTTTTGATCTTTTTTGTAGTCAGGGCGGATTTTTACTTTAATCCTTTGTCCTGTCATTATTTCAATTTCGCAATAGACACTCATTTCAGCCTCTCCCTTAGATAAAAGAGAACGTACGTATTGGTGTGTCATTAATCGATTTCGCATTGCCGTAATTATATCCTTAGTTTTGAGGTCAACAATTTGCCGGTTTCCGATAATTGACATTTGATCATTATACCAATCTTTGTAAGCATTGGTAGCACGCGGACTTCGTGCGCCTTCGTTCATAAGTTCTTGGCATTTGGCAGTATCATCAAAAATGAAATATTCCTTTTCAAAAATTTCATTCTCTAAAACGAAAGTATGATAGGCGGAACCAAAAGTCATTGCTTCGGTTTCTTTTTTTTCTTCCTCTTTAAAATGAAGTGGAGATTTTTTAATCTGCTTTAAACTGGAACATGAAATATAATCCTTATTCCCATGATAAACTTCATTGGAATCTTTCTTTATTTCGTAATTGATTATTTTAAAGAAATCAGACATATTGTTTTTAGTTATTAAATTGATTATCTTTACTTAGTTCTTTGAAATATTAAAATAAATTGCTTAACATTTCGTTTCTTGCATCATCAATGCGTGCATCTACTGACATATCTTTTAGGCAGTCGTCACAATAATAGCCGTCACCGTCAATCTCTTCATTGCAGGTTTCGCATCTGTAAGGACTTTCAGGAACACCACAACGGCATGAAGGACAACCATAATCAACTGATTGTTCAAACTCTGCACGATCCATTTCGTATCCACATTGGAAACATTCATATTTTGCACTCATGGCTGAAATCTCTCTATTTTACGTTCGTCAATTTCATAAAAGTCATTATCTTTAAATGAATTTGAATTGTCCATAACTCTCCAACATTTATAATCTAAATTATAAAATGCCACAATCCATGATGATGCTATTTTTACCCAGTAATATCCTGATTCTCTTTTATTCATGGCTTTGTAGTTTCTTCAATGTGATAGCCGTCATCATCTAATTCCGCAATTTCGAAATATTCCTTGTCAAGATCCTCCGGCATTGGTAATTCGCGTAAATTAGCCTCAAAATTAAGAACTGATAATTGGATCATTTTGTTATCGGTATCATGCCAGGCATTCAAAAAATCTTCCTGGGTACAATCTTCCATTGAGGAATTATTGTACCTGTTGCATGTATAGGCATTGAACATAGAGGTGACCGGTACAGTGTAAATACCATCTTCCTTTACTTTGACGGCTGTTTCACCATCAACTGATCCATAAAACCAATTCTGAAATCTCCGATAGCAAGGAAATTGAATTTCAACCTCTGTTTTGGTTGTCATTTCGATAATAATTTTTTTTGTTTCCATTGTTTTTAGATTTTAATTGTTTATCTTTGAATAAAGTTCTTTGAAATTATTTTGGCATGAATTTTTAAGACATATTCTCTACCCCTATTTGTCAAAATGAAATAGCCATTATTATCTTTGTCTATAACTTCGTAGGTTATTCCATTTAAAATACTTTTTTTATTGATAACTTTTATTTTCATGGTATTAAACGAAAAAGTTCATCCCTCTCTAATTCGCAGTTTGTGCAATATGTATGATCTAAAGGAATTTCAACTCCGCACATAAAGCAAGTATTTTTTTGAGGAATGTTTTTAGGTTCAAAATCATACTCTGCCTCAGCAATAGAAGGAAATATGCTATCTACTAATTGATTAAAAGTTTTTTTACGCTTCATTGCCTTTTATTATTAAATTCACGTTGTTTCAAATTAGTTTCCGTAGGCTTGTCGCTTATTCTTCTGGCTTTCCAATGTCTGACAAGGAAGTCAAATAATACTGCAATAGCAATAACAAGTACGATTGTAAATACAAAATCAGTAGTTGTTTTCATAGTTTTACCTCCAATAATTAGTCCAATGTGAAGGATTAAAGAGCGGATTTCTCGGTTCTCCGTGTACTTTTGTATAAGCTATCCGCTTTTGATTTACCGTATCAGAAACGGTCTGTTTTGGCAAAGCACAGGAAGAAAGTAAACTCAGTACCAGAAATGTAATTAGTGATTTCATGATCTCTCTTTCAATCGATTATACAGAATTTTTTTACATATTTCCATATCACCAAAATAATCAATGGTATTTTCTTCGACAAATAGCCGGATCATTTTTTTCTTTAATCCTGGTAGTGCAGGTTTCCGGCCCGCTTTGGATTTGATTTTTTGTTTCATAATTATTGATTTTATCTTAACTCGTTTTGATTTTTAACAAACCAAATTAAAGATTTTTCAGCTCTTTTTTGATCGGCGTAATCTTTTCGTGTGAAAAGTTCTGAATCATCCCTATTGTAATCATCAAAGACCGGCATATCGTTGGTTACTGCTGAATATTCTTTGCCGTTTGAATAGCGAATTTTAATTTCCTTATGTCCATATCCAGAGGGAAGTGTTGAGATAATTTGTGTTTTCATGATTTATAATTTTTTTGTTAATAATTTATAGAGCCGGATAACTTTGGCCAGCTCTTTATTGTATTGCTTTAATTCTGAATTTTTCATAACTTTAAGTTTTTAAAATTAATTTATTGCTCTAAACATTGGAGATTGAATATTTCTCAGGCATTAAATACTCATTACCTTCAAAATCAGTATAGATTTTCTTTCTTTCAATGCAGTCGTCACGTTTGATGGTTGCAAAATTGCCTTTACGTTCGATAACTTGTAATTTGAAAATACAGTCATTATCACAAATTGAACGTGATGTAAGAGTTTGATTTGCTTTGATAGTTTTCATGATCTCAGTTTTTAGTGTTTGAATATGTACCAAAGGTAATACATATTTTTCAATTTGGTGCTATTAAATTGTCAATATTAATGTTTTTTAATTATTTTTAACATTTGGATCAAATAAAACTAAAAATATCATAGTAAGACTTTTAATCCTTGCAGACTATTCAATAACAAAGTCCAAAATACCATGCCTGATCCTATGACAATCATTACAAAGTGTAGTTAAATCTTCTAAATGGGTGTGTTCAAAGCCGTGATTTTTATATGTTTCATGGTGAACTCTTAAATTTTTACTGGTGTGACAAATTACACATTGATTATTATCCCTGGCGAAAACTTTTTTACGCACATTTTCCCAGTATTTTGTTTCTAAAAATTCAAGATATGATAGTCCTTTGGCATGATTTATTTCAGGTTTTTTTATTTTGCGTTTTTTGATCGGCTTCTTTTTTCTCAGACTTTTCTTAAATTGGTCTAATTGTTTTTCATAAGTGGAATTAAAATCACTAAATTTTGCTAAAAAACCATTCATTATATATTGTATTACTATATTCTGCTTTTGATGAGACTTTTTAATCTTCGTAGTTAGTTCCTTGAAAATGCTTTCACATTCTCTGAGAACTTTGAAGATTAAAAAAATCCTGCTTTGTGGAGCCTGACTTCCGTCACTTCGTAGTGAAAACAATATGATTTTTCACATTTGGAGACAACTTTCAGGTTTATCATACGCCCTGTCACATATTCGCCTCTCTCCTTTGTTCCGGCGTGCCGCTTATGTGATCCCGTAGTAACGGCAAAAATCAATAATCGCTACTGTTAATTTTAATCCGTCCAATTATTGAAAATACGAAAGCCACCCCAAATAAATGGAATGGCTTGTATATCCTGCGACGGACACGCTTCAACTCAACTGTTGAATATCTTGAATCAAAATGATTGACTTTATAAGAACCCATACAAAAGTTAAATTAAAACGTGAATTGTCGCAAAAATCAGCACAAATATAAACATTAATTTCTGAAATTATTCACTTTAGACAAAAATATTTTTAAAATAAATCCCTCAACCGGGGAGATCAAGGGATTTTTACTTAATCAACTTCTGCAAGGAAGGTAAAAAGGTATTTCAATATTACAACTAATTTTTGAAAATTGCAAATTTATTTTCATCCAGGGAAAGAAAAGCCCGCCGGAGAGACGAGCTTTACTTCAAATCAACTAACCAAACTAAACCTAAAACCTATGAAAAAAATCATTCAAATATAATCATTTTTTGCCAGAATGCAACATATTTGAAAAATTATTTGTATATTTCGGAAAATTCAGACTTATGGACACGGTAAGATTAAGGACCTTAACCTGGAAATCTGTTATCTGGTGGGGCAAATATGAAGGTATGAGCATTCAACAAATCTTTGATTTAAAGCATACCGGCTGGCTTCGATTCCTATATTACAACAATGCTGAGGTATCGTTTATTGACGAAATTCTGCAAAAAATATCCGTGTTTAATAATTTTCACGATAGCAGGATAGAAAAGCCAGGCAAAGATCGTGAAAAAGGCGAAGAAGTTAATAAGTGGTGTTTTTTGACCTATGGTAATAAAGAAGGATTTTGTCACGCCAATCATGCATTTAAAATCCCGGATAAAATTCAATTAAAAAAATCCTTAACGAGAGATAAGATTGTCTTTTCAAAGGGCAATCTTCAAAGGATGAATCAAGGACATAACTACGCACATTAAAATGGAGATAACTAAACTTAAAATAGCTGATTTAAAAGACGCTCCATATAATCCCCGGAAATCAACAGTGACGCAGGATGAAAATCTTAAACGGTCACTTGAGAAATTCGGGTTAGTTGATCCTATTATTTTCAATAAGCAAACCGGAAATATTGTCGGTGGTCATTTTCGTGTTCGTGAGCTAAAAAAGCTGGGTTTAAAAGAGGTTGAATGCGTGATCGTAGATTTATCCCCCGAAGATGAAAAAGAGCTTAATATACGCTTAAACGCAAATACAGGGGAGTTCGATTGGGAAATCCTTTCAACATGGGAAAATCAGGAGCAGTTGACAGAATGGGGACTTGACCTGCCAGGATTTGATGTGCAACCAGAAGCGCAGGAAGATGACTATGAAATCCCTGATGAAATTGAGACTGATATTATTCTCGGTGATCTTTTTGAAATAGGGGAGCACCGGCTGCTGTGCGGGGATTCAACTGATAGTGATAGTGTTGCAAAGTTGATGAATGGAGAAAAAGCGGATATGGTGTTTACGAGTCCTCCATATAACTCAGGGGGCAATTCTGGAACAGGAGGATACGGGGGTAATAAAAACAGAGAAACAAAAAATTTTTACAATAATCAAGACAAGGCAGATAACTGGACAAAAGAAGAATACTTTGATTTTTGCATATCTGTATTAAATAACATTTCTATCAGTTGCAATGATGATACTCCGATATTATGGAATGTAATGTATAATGCAAATAGTAGAGATGATTATGGGAAGATTGTATTTTCTGATTTAAACCCGTTTTCTGTTAAAGAGACTATTATATGGGACAAGGGAGTCGGAATGAATATTTGTAGTACGGGAATTTTAAGTAGAACCTGTGAATTGATTTTTTTATTATCAAAGGGAGAGAAATATTATACAAATCAAAATCAAGACACATACTGGAATACTTGGAGAATTAGTAACAAACAAGGGGGGAATATGAAATGGGGGCACGGAGCATCATTCCCTGTTCAATTGCCAAGTGAAGGTATTACAAAGTTCTCTAAAGAAGAATCAATCATCTATGAACCCTTCACGGGTAGTGGCCCAACTATGGTCGCATCCCATCAACTTAACCGCAAATGTTATGGAATGGAGATAGACCCCAAATATTGTCAGGTAATCATTGATCGTATGTTAAAACTTGACCAGACTTTAATCATAAAAAAGAACGGCGAAGTTTATAAAACGGAAATACCGGACTTAATACGGACTTAACATGGAGTTAATACGAAAATGAAATGGCATACGATAGAAAAAAAATATATGATCAGGCTGTAGAAGCGATAAAGAAAAACAACCTTTTTTTTATTGAGGATATAATTGCCTTTATATCAATATCTAAGCCAACATTTTACGAGTTTTTCCCTGTTGAATCTAACGAAATTAACAATCTTAAGGGATTACTTGAAGAAAACAAGGTTAAAACAAAATCATCTATTCGATCAAAACTATATAAATCAGACAAAGCCGCTGAACTTTTGGCACTTTACAGATTAATTTGCACCCCTGATGAACATAGATTATTGAATCAACAATATACTGAATTAACTGGTAAAGACGGTAAAGATTTAAGGCAAGTAATAATCATTAACGGTAAAGAAATAGAATTTTAATGGAGACTGAATTAAAAAAAGAAGTATTGTTCCAACCGTTTCAGAAACAAGAAGAGTTTATAACCGCTGTATTAAGTGGGGATTATTCTTTTGTCTGTTATGGTGGAGCAATACGATTTTAAGGGGATTGGAGCAATCTAATCCCCAAAGATTAAGAGGTGGTAAGACTTATGCTTTATTAGCTGTATTTCTTTTGCTCTGTAAAGTCTATCCCGGGTCACGCTGGGCTATCGTTCGTAAGGACCTACCAACAATCAAAAAGAATTTATATCCGAGCTGGGATAAAATAAAACCTTCAAAATTTATTCGATCACATAATTACGATTCTCATACAGTAACATTTACCAATGGATCACAGATTATATTTTTTCCTGAAAGTTACGACACGGACAAGGACCTGAATCGCTGGCGTGGACTTGAGGTTAATGGATTTGGCTTTGAAGAGATTAATGAATGTCAACAGCAGAGCCTATTTAAAGCCTTTGAGCGGGCCGGCAGTTATATCATTAAAGGAGCACCATCACAACCTAAACCGATTGTTTTAGCCACTTGCAACCCTACAAATGGATGGTTCAAGCAATTAGTTTATGATCCCTGGGATAAAGGTACCCTGCGTAAATCGTGGTTCTTTATTCAGTCACGTATTTATGACAACATTCCTTTATTAATTGAGCAACCGGATTATTTACCTTCCCTGAAAGCTAATCTGAACAGGTACGAATTTGAGGTATTTGTTGAGGGTAACTGGAATATTCAACTTAAAACAGGTGGTGAATTTTATAAATGTTTTGAAATTGAAAAGCATATCAGGCCAGTAAGGTATATTCCTGAATTACCACTTCATATTAGTTGGGATGACAATGTAAATCCTTATTTGCCTTGCGGAGTATTTCAGATCGAAGGAAAAGAACTGCGAATGATCGATGAAATTACAGGCATAACACCGAACAATACAGTCCGATCCGTATGTCAGGAATTTGTCAGGCTTTATCCTGCTCACTCATCAGGATTGTTTATTTACGGCGATGCAACTGCAAACAAAGAAGATACTAAACTGGAAAAGGGATATAATTTCTTTCGCTTAATAATGGATAATTTAAAGGATTACAAGCCAATTAACCGGGTACTGGCTTCCAATCCTTCAGTCGTAATGCGTGGAAGTTGGATTAATACCGTTCTTGAAAAAAATATCGGAGGATTAACATTTGTAATCGGCGAGAACTGCAAAACTGCAATTAATGATTTTATTCTGTTAAAAGAAGATTCTGAGGGTAAGAAATTTAAGGAAATGGCAAATGACCCAAATACAAAGGCCAGGTTCCAAGTTGTTGGGCATTTTACAGACCTATTTGATTATATTGCTTGCAGTGCTTTTGCTAATGAATTTTTAAATTATCAACGAGGTGGATCAGTACGAGTTCCGACCATTGGTAAAAATATTTCAAAAAATGTTTGGTGAAATATACAATTATATAAAATATAGTTTACATTTGTATAACTAATTTATGATCCTATGGATACATTTATTTTCATTGGAGACTATAACCGACAAATCCAGTCGGACAATCTTCAACAAATCATAGGCAACAATCAAACTACACTCGAAGCCATCCAATTGGCAGCGGTCGAAGAATGTATATCGTTTCTTAAACAGAAATATGATACTTCACAGGCATTCCAGGCAATAACACAACATGATAAGACAAAGACTTACAAAGCCGGTCAGACTGTTTATCTCAATGCTGCTGCCTATGATCATACTTTAACATATACGGTCGGATCAATTGTTTTGGAATCGGGAAATATTTACACTAATACCGCAGCGATAACTCATGCTGAGGCTTGGACTATTGCTCACTGGACTTTGATAGCTGCGCAATATTCAACCTATTACGCTATTTATCCACAAACACAATTCAACTATTTACATTTGTATTCACGAGGAGATAATGTATTTTATAAGGACAAAGTTTACAATTGTAAAATAGGATCAGGTATTTTAGATCATGCAGCGATGCTCGAGATTGGTTCACCAGTTGAGTCACGAATTACAAATATATTTCCTGATGACGCACTTAAAGGTTTACAATATTGGGGGACTGGAACGGATTACTCAGTATTGATAAATACCGTTATAACTGATACTGATTACTGGGCACCAGGTGACAATCGTGATCAAAAGTTCCTCCAGACCTGTATTAATATTGTTCTTTATCATGCTCATTTGAGAATTTCACCACGTAATGTGCCTGAATCCCGGGAAAAGTTTTATATGGGACTGGAGAAAGACCGCACTTATGCCAATGGCCGCATTCTTTATCCTATTTATTCAGCCTTAGGATGGTTACAGGCAGCAGCAGACGGAACAGATATAACGCCAAATTTGCCCCTATTACAGCCAACTGAGGGGATGAGAATACGATTCGGAGGTAACTCCAAATTACAAAATACCTATTAATTATGGCTAATCAATTACAGCAACTTTTATCTTGGATAAATCCTTTTTCACGAGAAACTGATCCTAAAAAAATTGAAAGGGATTTAAGAAATTACCCGGCCCCAGTTCAACTTCAAAGAATCCGACAGGATGTTGCCAGTTGGAGAGAAGCAATTACGGAAGCTGAGAACGTCTGGTACCCGCACCGAGTGAAGATACAGAAACTTTATATCGATACTATAAATAATGGCCATGTTTCAGCTTGTATCAGTCGCAGAAAGGATTTGACGCTTTTGCGTAAATGGGAATTTGTTGATAAATCAGGCAAGACGGATAATCGAACAACTGATTTATTCCTTGATACCGTAAAAGGTCAAAGTCAGAATAAAAACTGGTTTAATAAATTTCTTAATCATGGACTTGACGCTGAATATTTTGGTTATACGCTTATTGCATTGGGAAATATTGAAAATGATGCTTTTCCTGAACTTGATATTGTAAAGCGTTGGAATGTTTCACCTGATCGATTAAATGTTACAAATTTCACTTATTCAATATCCGGTGCTCCATTCATGGAAGGTGAAGCAAAAAAATGGCACGTTTATATCCCGACTGTAAATGAAATCGGCACTTCAAAATGTGGTTATGGGCTACTTTATAAAATAGCTATTTATGAAATTTTCCTGCGTAATCTTTTAGGATTTAACGGTGATTTTGTTGAACTATTTGCACAACCTTACCGGGTTGGTAAAACAACAAAGACTAATGAAAAAGAACGCCAAACCCTTTATGATGCTTTACAGCAAATGGGATCGGCCGGCTTTGCAATGATCGATCCTGAAGATATTATTGAATTTATCGAATCTAAACAGTCAGGAACCGGATATAATAGTTACGATAATTTTGAGGGTAGGCTTCATAAAATAATCAGTAAAATCATTTTAGGTCATGCTGATGCTATTGATAGTATTCCGGGAAGGTTAGGTAATAGTCAAAAGAAATCTCCGGCTGAATTAGCATTAGAAGATAAACAAACTAAAGATGGTTCATCCATGTCTAACATTGTAAACAATCAATTAATGTTGAATATGCGAGTATTAGGCTTTAATATCCCTAATGAAACTGTGGCTCTGTTAAAAAATGATGCTGAAATCATGGAGACTAATAATGCTATTATCGACCAGGCTGTAAAAATGCAAACGGCGGGGCTAACAATGGATGCCAAATATTTCACTGATCAAACAGGTATACCGGTATCAGTTCCTGTTATTCCAGCCCCGCCAAAATTCAATGATTCAATTAAAGACAGACTTCAAAAAATCTATAATCATAATGGGCATAATTATACGGATAAAAAACTGGTATCAAAAACGCCAGAATATAAAAAAGTTTAAAAAAATTCAGGAGCGTTTACGGACTGATCCTAAATTTTTCAATGAAACTCGCCGGAAGTTTATTCATGCTTTTGGAGCTAATACAGTTAATCGCACACCGTTGCAATGGACAAGACTTGTTAATGTATATGGAATTGATGTAGTTTGTTTGCAAGAGCAAATGACCAAAGAGGAAGTTTTACAACGTTGCAAAGAAACAAAGACTGAACGAATAAAACGGATGAATCGTGAACAAAATAAACTTTCCTTAAAACTGAATTAATGGCTGATAAGTTCAAATATAGTGACGCGAAGATAAAGGATTTACTTAATGGTATTTTTGCCGGGGATATTACCGAATATGATATACCAGAGGATCTTTATTTTGCTATCGCTGACTATTTGAAATCTGGTCTTTATGAAGGTTTTGGGGGCAATTTAACAGACTTTGAAGGTAAAGACTTGGAATTACTTAAAGAACTCCGGGAAAATGTTTATATGTTCTCGGGAGGTAAGGCATATCAGCAGATTAAAGAATATCGATCATTACTTTTTAATGAAAACGGAGAACTCCGAAGCCGGAAGGAATTTACTCAACTTGGTGAGCAGGAATTTGAAACATGGAATGAATCTTGGGGATTTACCGAATATCAAACGGCAATTGGTCAAGGACAAATGGCTTCAAAATGGAATGAGATAGAAAATAATAAAGATTTGCTTCCTACTTTAGTATTTGATACTACTGGTAATGCTTGTGCAAAATGTGCCCCCTATGAAGGATTTGCGGCCCTTGTTGATGATCCTATTTGGGATTGGCTTTATCCTTTGTTGCATAATAATTGTGAATGTACTGTAAGACAGGAAGATGAAGATTATCCATTAACAAAAAAATAAAATGACAGAAATAAATATAGGTAACATTGTAAAAAGACCAATTTCTTGGGAAGATAAATCTTTAAATAAACCATTAATATGGTCAAATGATTTATATCAAGTCGCATCCATTGAAAATGATTATGCTGATTTATATGATTTTCCAAGTGGTAAAAATTACTATTCAGTTAAAATTAGTCAATTACTATTAATTGATAAAAATATAAATAAATTCCCTTTATCTGATTACGAAAAAGTTAAAGCAATGAAAGATATAATCCCTAAAGAATTTCGAATGAATTCAGGCAAAGATAGAATTATTTTTTCGCCAGATCACCCCTATTTTCAAGTTCCTGAAAAGGATAGAGATTTTGCAAGTGAAAATTTTGGTTTGCCAATTCCTGATAAAGACTAAATTATGTCAAATAATGAATCGAGATATGTATTTTTTAATTATTAATATAACAAATAGTTAGTCAAAAAGTCTCAGCGAATGAATAAAAATATTTTAAGACAATATTATATTAAATGAAAATGATTAAAAACAACTTAAAAAACTATCAAAATGGTAATGCTTAATAGTGATCATTTGGCAGGATTAGAGGCTGCAAATAGACTTTCGCTGGGGAATCCTGCTGCTACTATGGCTGATATACCGAGTGCTGCTACATTAGCTGCGATTAATCAGGCAATCATAGATGCTAATACAGCCATTAGTAATATTCAAACTGGAGGAACAGTCGCCACAACAACAATTTTGAAGACAGCTCCAGAGACTGCCATTTTAGATAATGACACGATACCATTTATAAAAGATGTCGGAGCTATACTCAAAAAGATTTCTTGGACGAATATTAAAGCTACTCTGAAAATTTATTTTGATACGCTCTATGTTCTTGTTTCAGGAACGACAATAAAAACAATCAACTCAACTACTTTATTGGGAAGCGGTGATATTACGCTTCAAACTCCTTTAAGTAAAGCGGCTGGTTCAGATATTAATACCGGGACGGATGATGCCAAATACGTAACATCAAAAGCAATTGCTGATTCATCTTTGAGTAAAATCATAAATATTAATCCCCAAGCGGATGATTATACTTTGGTTCTTACAGATGCCGGTAAATTAGTAACTATTAATTATGCCACCGGGAAGTCATTGATTATTCCCAAAAATTCAGGCGTTTTATTTCTTGTTGGAACTCAAATTTCAGTTTGTGGAATTGGTGCAGGACAAATCACTATTGCCCCTATTGATAGTGATGTAACTATTATCAGTGCCGATGGAGCTTTGAAATTGAGGGTTCAATATAGTGTTGCAACTATAATTAAGACAGCGACAAATACGTGGTTATTAACAGGAGATATAACATCATGATAACTTTAGGTATAACAGCATCTTCGGTCGCTAAAGCTGTAAAAATCATAAGTGCAGCGACAAGTACGGACGGAACAAAAGCCACTGTAAATTTTAGTTGTAATATGGCTAATCCTGCTGGTTATGATCCTTCGCTTGTTCAAATTAAGATAGGCGGAGTTGCTCAAACAACGGTAACAGTTCTATGGGGATCAGATCATTCAAAATATGATATTACTTTACTTGCAGTAGTATTTGCTCACGGAGATGTAATAACGATGAATATTCCAGGTGCAACGTTTCCGGCTGAATACAATGCAAATATTTTCTGTCCTGTAACAACAAATTATTCAATTACCAATAATGTTCCGGCATGACACCGTTAAAAGTTATACAGACACTATTTGAGGCTCGTGATCAGATCCACTTGCTTCATTTACATACAACATCATATCCTGAGCATAAAGCATTAAATGAGTTTTATGAGAAATGGCTTGACCTTGCTGATCAGTTTATTGAAACATGGCAGGGTAAATATGGCCGGATTGAAGGTCATATTTCTATTTATGCTGAAACTACTTTTAAATCAAATGCTATTCTTATTCAGTTGATGGTATTCTGCAATGATGATTTACCAACAATTTTCAGTAGTGAAGATACTGATTTAGATAATATCGTTGCTGATATGAAAGGACTGATTAATCATACGCTTTATTTATTAACATTAAAATGACATTAAGCAAATTTAATTTTGATACTATGAAAGTGAAGTTAGAGAAATCCCGGCGGGATCTTCTTGTCTTACTTTCAAATCAAGCTCAGAATTATTTTTCTGATTCATTTAAAAAGCAGGGGTTTAACGGTGAAAAATGGAAAGAAGTTCAAAGGAGAAATTCCGATATTAATCCCAAAACAGGTAAACAATATTCAGCTTATTTATATCCAAAGAAAAAAGGATTACAACGGCGAACAAGTCCTATTTTAGTCGGGGCTGGATATAAGCACCGCGGTGGAGTATTGAGGCGAGCCGTTAGTAATATGGCTCGAACTGCTGAAATAAATAATGACAAATTACGAATGATTGTTGACTTACCTTATGCGAAGATTCAAAATGAAGGTGGTATAATCAATATGCCGGCTCGTCAATCTATTATCCATTTTAATACAAATAAAAAAGGACAGACAAGATTTTCAACAGTAAAAAAAGCAAGGTTTGCTCAAAAGGTAAATGTCGGTACCCATCAAATAAAAATTGATAAACGTGAATTTGTCGGGCAAACTCAAGAATTAACAAATAAGCAAAAAGAATTGATCGATAAAACAATTAATAAAATATGGGAGGCGTAATATTAAATAAACCTGTACTTATTGAATTAAATAAGAGGATTTATTATAAACCATTTTTTTGGTCAATTAAAAGAATATCTAATTGTCTGTATTCAAGAAGATCTGGGAAATATGGCAAAAGATTCTTGGGTTATTCATTTGTATTAAGATTGTTTAATAAACAAATAATTTAAGATATGTCAGGCCTAAGAACTCCATTAGAAGATATTTTGAAAGTATTATCAGCAATTAAAGTTGTAAATGCAGATAATCAGAATACTTTGCTTTACGCCCGACTTTGGAATAATCAGTTGCGAATGATTGAAAATGGAAAGTCTTATGAATGGCCCAGGCCGGCTGCTTTTGTCGAGGTGATTACTCCTGTTCATTATGAGATTCTTGGACTTGGATTACGAATGGCTGATTTAGGGATTAAGATTCATTTGATTCATGACTTTTATAATCAGGATGATACTTTTGATCAGGATTTGGTAATATTTGATTTAAGGGATAAGATTTTGGCCAGCAATATTAATCCTGCGAATCCAGGACTTTCAGGATATTGCTTAACAAGTTGCGGCCCATTAAATTGTATCAATGAAACACAGGATAGTGATCATGATAATTTAGTTCATTATATTCTGGACTTTGTTTGCAATTTCATTGATAGTAAAGCCTCACCTTTTGATGACAATGCCGGAAATTATGATGATACTGCCGATCCTAATTTAGATGTTGAGGTTGATAATGACCTTATACCAACGCCGGAAATAATACCGGATGATTATTTTATTTTACCTGTTAAAAATTAATTATGGCACGCACAGTCTCAGAGATTCAGACCCAGATAGAAACAGCATTAGTTTCAAATTTTGCAGATGCCGGGATAACTATTGATCCTACAAAATGGAGCAAACGGAACATCTTACATTTACTTTGCTTTATTTTTGCCGTTTGTGCCGGATATATGGAGCAATTAATGGATGTTCTAAAACTATCACTTGAAACAACAGCCAGTCAAAGTGCTGCGGCTTCACCCAATTGGATTCAACTTCAAATGTTCAATTTCCAATATTCTGATGTAAGTCCCCAGATATTGCAATTAATTCATACAATACCTCAATATCCGATTATTGATGCTTCATTAAGAATTATTACTGCCTGTTCAGTCAATTCGACTTCTCCAAATGAAGTAACAATCAAAATCGCAAAGGGAAATCCATTTGAGAAGTTAAACAGTACTGAAATTGATGCAGCGCAAGGATATATTAACTTGCTGGGTACTGCCGGGATTCAATATATTATTCAATCGCTGGATTCTGATAAGATTTACATCAATGCTGATATCTATTACCAGGGCCAATATGCAACGGTAATTAAGGCCAATGTTATCGCTGCCTTAAATAACTTTTTACAAAATTTATCGATTACGAATTTCGATGGTTCGGTCAAAATGGTTGACCTTGAAAATATAATCCGTAATGTGGCTGGGGTTAATGATGTTGTATTACTTAATGTCCGTGGCCGTGAAGATACTGCTTTATTTGCAGCAGGAATTGATCTGATAAAAAATAAAACTATACTTTCCCGGAAATGGAATACAATTGCGGGATATGTCAGTGCTGAAGATACAATAAATTATACTTTTGCTGATACATTAAATTTCATAGCTGAATGAGTTTTTACGATTTCGATATTAATAAGGCATCGATTGAATTGCTTCCACCTGATAAGCGATATGAAAAGAATATTACTTTGATTCAATCGCTTCTTAGTCCGTTGCAATGGCTGAGGGATTTAATATTTGGTTCCTATTATGAAGGACTGACAGTTTCAGCCTATGCACCTGGAACATACAATTATCTTGATCAAGTGATTTATGAAAAAAAAATCTATTCAAGTTTAATCGATAATAATACAGACGATCCTACGACAGTTAATTGGGAAATAGTCCAGGATAATTTCATCGGGATTAAAGAACGGATTAGGTATAACGGAAATAAATTAATCCTTGAATATGCTCTTAATAAAGAATTTAATACAGTTTTTAGACAGCCTG